TATGCTCAAGCAAATGCTCAAGCTGATGCTCAACCTAATATAATACAAGGTAAGGTAAGCAAAGATAATATAAGCCAAGCCGAGACGCCGACGCGGGGGGAGGTGTTGGAGGCGGCGAAGTTGATGGGCGTGGATGCCCAAGTGGCGGAGATTTTTTTCGATGAGGCCGAAAGTCGCCCGATTACCCCGGACGGTGAGTGGACGGATCGCAATGGGCAACCGATGCGAAATTGGCGCAATGCGCTTAAAGCGTATGGCAACAAGTGGCTGGCCAATGCCAGAGGCACCGCCTTTGCGCAGAATGGCACCGCCAAGGCTTTGACTAGACCGGAGGGCGTCTGGAGCTTGGAAAAGCGTATCGAGGCCGCTAAGGCCGAAATTGAACGAATCCGGGGGGATGAAAAAAATTGGATGCGCCGGGCTGATAAGCCTTGGGAGCGAGAATTGAAACCGGAGGCCAAGGACTTAATGCGGGGCTTCAAGCAGCAAATCACCGATTTGCAGCGGCAGATTACGGGGGTGGCGGCATGAGCGCGGAAAAGGACAAATTGCCAACGCCGGAGACGGATTCGCAACTGCGAACTTTTGATTCGCTGACGAAATACGGAAAACGTTTCACGAACCGCACCGGGCAGGTAAATGCAGATTTTGCCCGTAGGCTCGAACGTCAGAGGGACGAGGCTCGCGGCTGGGCTGAGGCAGCTTGGGCAAAATCTGACCGCGCCGAAAAGATGCTCCGCCATGCGGCGGCGAAGGCTGACCAATGGCGCGAGTGCGCGGACGCTCTTGCATTGGCGATTAGGCGCGACGATGAAACGACGGACGCCGCGCTGGAAGTTTATGACAATCTAAAACTGGAGGCCAGCCAATGAGCGATACGCCCAAGACGCATGCCTTACGAGATCGAGTCGATGCAGCTATGCGGCTCATTGAAATCACACGCTCAGAGCGCGACGAGGCGCGGGAGACGGCCCAAGACCTGCTGGAGAAAAATGCCAAGCAAGCAGTGAACCTAGTCAGATGGCGCGAGTGCGCGGAGAGGTTGGCGGCATTTGTCGTGCCCGTTACCGCAGACATGGCAGACCACACGGCGGGGGCGGCGGCCCTTGCCGAGTTTGAGCGTCTGAAGGAGGCCAGCAAATGAACCTGCGGGCCGATGAGGTGACGGGGGTTTTTCCGCGGGGGGCATTGACTACTGTGCGAAAAGGGGAGGATATGGGCAATTCGCTGGAGGATTATATCGCGCAAAAGATGCACGAGGATGAGGTGACGGTGATGAACATTCTGCAAGATCATGGCGTGGTCAGTGATGAAGCCGTGCATGCCAAGGATGTGCATAACGCGGGCGTGGCCGTCGCGTGGATTCACCGAAACCCACAGTTTTTTCGTCGAGGTCTAGTCAAAACAAAACGGCGATGAATCTTTTGCAGCAGTCTGGTAAAGCGGCGGGCCATTTTTTGCCTAGTGAGCATGACGCCTGTTCCCGTAACCGCATAAAAGCGGGAACCTGCTGCATCTTTTTTGCAAAGGACAATCTATGATTACACTGAACATTAACGTGATGAAGGTCGACAAGTCGTTGCTCCATGAGGGCAAGACGGGCGGCAAGTATATGGGGCTGGTGCTCTTTGATAATAAGGATGGCAAGGATCAATACGGCAATGATGGGTATGTGGTGCAGGACGTGGGCAAGGAAAGGCGGTTGGCCGGGGAGCGGGGGCCGATTATCGGCAACTGGCGCCATCTGGAAAAGCGGACGGAGGCGGCGGCACCGAAGCCGGAGGCAAAGCCCACCTCGGAAATGACTGATGAGGATATTCCGTTTTAAGTGCGGTGAATAACGGGGGATATTTAAGGGGGGCGAGTCAAAACTTAGTCAAGACTTTTGTCCCGTTTCCTGTGTAGGATCACGCGATGCCATCAACTGCTGAGGTCGATTTGGAGCAGCGCATTCACACCGTCGCGGAGTGGGTGCTGGGGGGCGTGCGTTATAGTGAGTTGCTTGCGAAATGTTACGGGGAATGGCGGGTGTGCAAGCGGACGGCTGAAAGTTATGTCGCAAAAGCCAATGAGTTGGCGCGGGCGTCGCGGATGCGGCAGAAGGAGGTGATGATTGCGCGGGCGGCGGAGAAGCTGGAGCGCATCCATGACCGGGCGCTGGCGCGGGAGGATTGTGCGGCGGCGACGGGGGCGGTGCGGGAGTTGATCAAGCTCTTGGGGCTGGCGGAGCCGGATAAGCAGGAGGTGAAGCATGGGGCAACGGATGCCCTGGAGGCGTTTTTGGGCAAGTTGGTGAATAATCCGGATGAGCCAAAACCTGTCTAATCCTCTGTGGAGGTTGCGTAACCTCTACCATATTAAGCGGGCGGATGATGGGCGGGTGATCCGTTTTGTGCCAAGGCCGGAGCAGCAGCGGGTCTTTGATATGCTCTTTGTGCAGGGGGTGCGGCGGCTGATTATTTTGAAGGCGCGGCGGCTGGGGATGAGCACGGCGTTGGATGTGCTGTTGACTGATCAGATGCTTTTTAATGCGGGGACGCAGTGCTCCCTGGTGGATCAGACGGCGGCGGATGCGGAGCGGAAGCTTGCGACGATTGCCAAGGTGGCGCTGGAGAATATGCCCACGGAGTTTCTGGCGCATGTGGAGCGGGTGCGCGATAGCGGCAGCATCCTTGAAGTGAGTGTGAGTGGGCAGGCCACGTCCTCGTTTTTTGCGGGACTGCGGGCGCGGGGTGGCACGAATAACTGGTTGCACCTTTCGGAGTGGGGCGTGATCCAAGCCGATGATCCGAAGCGGTCGGAGGAGATTCTAACCGGGGCGATTCCCTCGGCGGAGCATGGGGCCATCATCGTGGAAACGACGTGGAAGGGGGGGCGCGGCGGGCATCTGTGGGAGATTGTGCGCAAGGCGCTGGAGACGCCGGAGGAGGCGAAGACCAAGAAGGATTGGCGGGTGGTGTTTTTCCCGTGGTGGACGGATGCCACGTATGTTCTGGCCGGGGATGTGGCGACGATCAACCCGGAGGTGGCCAAGTATTTGGATGAGATGGAGGGGGAGACGGGGCATAGGTTCTCGCCGGAGCAGCGGCTTTGGTATGATCGGCAGGCGCGGGATTTGGGGATGTTTGTTTATCGGGAGTTCCCAACCACGATGGCGGAGTGTTTTCGCTCGCCAGTGGAAGGGGCGATTTATGCGGATTTGCTCGATAAGCTGCGGGCCAGCGGGGGCATTAGCCAGCATCGGATTGATGAAAGTGCGCTGGTGCATACGAGTTGGGACTTGGGTAGCCCGGTGAATGTGGTGACGTGGTATTGGCAGATGATTGGCACGGAAATACGGGTGATTGATTGCGATGTGGATTTGGACAAAACGCCTGTGCAGCGGGTGGCGTATATGCTGGCCAAGGGTTACAACTTTGGGGCGCATTACTTGCCGCATGATGCGGCGGCGACCAATACGAGCGGGCGGAGTTTTGAGCAGGAGTTGCGCGAGGCGGGGCTGGCCAATACGAAGATTTGCCCGCGGACGCATGATGTGTGGGTGGGCATCAATCGGCTGCGGCAGATGATGCCGCGATTTACTTTCCGCTTGCCGCATTGCGAGGCGGGGTTGCATGCGCTGGCCAGCTACCATTACAAGCGGGCGAGCAGCACGGGGCTGGTGATCAATGAGCCTGTGCATGATTGGTCGAGCCATGCGGCGGATGCGCTGCGGATGGTGGCGGAGGCGGAGATGGCCAATATGCTCAAGGTGTCGAGTGCGCCGCGTAGCCCGGTGACGGTGCTGACGGGGTTGCGCGATAGCAACCGGACAACGGTGGTGCGGCGATGAAGGCTCCGGCGCAACAGATTTATGACCTTTACGATGCGGATAGCCCGCGGACGTTTGGTGAGGATTTGCAGGCGCATTTGCTCACGGGCTATGTGTTTGCCACGCCAACGGAGATGATCATGGCGCGTCCGGTGCCGAGCGGGGCGGAGCCTGCAATGATCAATAACCCGTGGCAGGTGTTTCCCGTGGAACAGTGCGATACGTGGTATATCTATGCCTATGCGCAGACGGGGAAAACTTCGCCGCTGGGTCTAGTCAAAAAACTATTGCGCTATCAGCCGTTTCCGTTACGGCTTGTGGCATGGGAGCGAAAGCGCGATGGCAGGTTGCGTTTTTATTCCATCACAAAATTACTGGAAATCCTGAGCTATGAGAAATTACGACAACTCAAAAATTGATGTGGCGATGCGGGCTTACGGAGGGATGTTTGGCGGACGCCGTGCGCCTGCGCCTCCGCCAGTGCCGAAGTATGAAATGCCGAAGCCTCCTGATCCACCGCCTCCACCGCCTCCGGCACCGACGTTTATGAACGAGGGCGCGGCAGAGCAAAATGCGCAGCAGGGGATGGACGCTTATCGTCGCCAAGGATTTCGTAAAACGCGGATGGCGGGCGATACGGGCGGCTACACAAACCCGGTGACGGGCAGTTCGAGTCTGCTGGGCTGATGGTTTGGCGGGTCTAGCGCATGAAGGATCAAACGGCTTTGGCGGATTGGGTGTTGTCGCGTCACGCGGAGTTGGTGGCGGAGCGGGCGACGTGGGAGACGGTCTGGCAGGAGTTGGGCGAGTATTTCTTGCCGCGCCGGGCGGAGATTACCAGCAAGCGGACGCAACCGGATACGAGCCGTTTTGATGTGCTCTTTGATTCGACGGCGATGCAGGCGGCGGCGACGCTGGCCAATGGGCAACTGGCGTATATCACGCCTGCCGATGCGCGGTGGTTTGCTTTTGAGCCTCCTCGCGGGGTGACGCATGACAAGGCGAAGGCGTGGTATAGCCGTTGCACGGAGATTGCGCAGAAGCTGCTAGCTACCTCAAATTTTTACAGCGAGGTGCATGAAGTGTATTACGATGATTCGGTGTTTGGGACGTATTGCCTGTTCGTGCGTCGCGGCAAGACGCATCCGGTGGTGTTTACGCGGTTTGAAATCGGGACGTATGCCATTGCGGAGGATGATGAGGGGCAGGTAAATACGGTGTTCCGGGAGTTGGAGTTGACCGTGGAGCAGGCGGCGGGGGAGTTTGGCGAGGAGAATTTATCCGAGAAGCTGCGCAAGGCGTTGGCGACGTATCGGGAGCAGGGCAAGGGCGGGACGGTAAAGCATAAGTTTATCCATGCCATTTACCCGCGGAACCCGAAGGATCGGCAAAAGGGCAAGGAGGATGGGCCGAATAAGCCGTGGGCCAGTATCTATGTGGAAGCGGCTAATAAGCATGTGTGCCGCGAGGGGGGCTATGATGAGAAGCCGTTTTTTGCCGGGCGGCATGACAAGCATACGGTGGGGCCGTATGGGGTATCTCCGGCGTGGCGGGCGCTACCGGAGGCGCGGCAACTGAATTTCCTGTGCAAGCAACTGGATGCGTTGGCGGAGGTGAAGGCGTTTCCAAGGCTGGCGATTCCGGCGACGCATGAGGGGGAGATTGATTTGCGGGCGGGCGGGGTGACGTATTTTGATCCGCAAAACCCGAACGCTTTTCCGAAGGAGTGGGCGACGGCGGGGGATTACAATATCGGGCTGGATCGGGAGAACCGGAAAACCGAAGCGATCAACCGGGCCATGCACGTGGATATGTTCCGGATGTTTTCGGATATTCAGAAGCAGATGACGGCGACGGAGGTTGCGGAGCGGGCCAGTGAAAAGCTGGTGCAGTTTTCCCCGAGCTTTAGCCGGAAAACCACGGAGTTACTGACGCCGATGTTGCGGGCGGTGTTTGGCATTTTGATCCGGGATGGGAAGTTTCCCCAGCCTCCCGCGGAAGCGGCGGTGCAGGATGATATGGGTAATCTGGTGATCCCGGAGCCGGAGGTGACGTATGTTTCCCGTGTGGCGTTGGCCATCCGGGCGATGCAAAATCTGGCGTTGTCGCGGTCGCTGGAACGCAATGCGATGATTGCGCAGTTCCGCCCGGAGGTGCTGGATAATTATGATTTTGACGCCATCAGCCGGGATACGTCGCGCAATGACGGGTTGCCGGATAGCTGGATGAAGGACAAAGACCAGGTGGAGGAGGAGCGGGCGCAGCGGGCCGAAGCGCAAGCGCAAGCCGCACAGCAGCAGCAGATGATGCAGATGGCGGAGGCTGCGGGCAAAGCGGGCAATGTGAAGCAGGATTCGATGCTGGGGATGCTGGTCAACCGGGAGATTGCATGAGTGATCCGGATTTAGAACGGGAGCGGGAGCGGCAGCGGGTGATTAATGCTTACCATCGGGTGTTTAACTCGGAGGATGGACGCAAGGTGCTGGCCAATTTGCGGGCGTATTTCCGCGTGGATCGTCCGGC